CCCATAAACGAGGTACACATGCTTTGAGTGTTTGCCATTTTCTACTCCTTTAACTAATTTGAGCCGCTTCAGCAGCGAGGTGTGTCAGCGATTGTTTCAGCGCCACATGCGCCGAGCGGTGAATAAGCTCTTCGCCCAGCCAGTACTCAACCCATGTAGTCCGCTCATTGTCGTTGTCCAACAAGCCTTCGCGCTTTTCCAGCAACGAATCGTCCATGTCGCCTTTGGTTGTGGTGATAAGCATAATATGTCCTTAGATTAATCTAATGAGTGCAGACGTACTGGTATTGGCGGGCATCTGCACGACAAAAGTGTTGGTAGATATCTTGTCTCCACCAAAATCTAATACGCATACAGCGCCATTTGCCCCGGCTTTATAAATTAAAGCACCTCGCGCTGTGATGGCTCCCGTAAAACTTGCATTTGTAAATGATACAAAAGTAACGCTGCCTGTTGTGGTGGGAGTGGAACTCACTGTTGCTGTTACCACTTGTCCACCTGGGGCGTAGTTTCCGCCGGAAGCCTCTCCGACTGACGTGTAGGCTGTAGTGGTCTGGTCAAGTGACGCAGCATTGGTGTACAGAGCCAAAAGAAAAGTGTTCGAAGACAGATTGATCGTTCCGTCGGCTAGCCCACTGCGCAAAGTGTTGCAAGAAAAGTTGCCGGTAAAAGCCATTAAGTCACCGCCTGTCTATATTGACCAGAGCGATAAGCGTCTTGGCGCTCCAAACCATCACCCAAACGTTTGGCAAGGCCGAGAGCTTCTTTGTACTTGCCGTCATACAGGGCCATCATGTCAGACTCGCCCTTCATAAACGTATATGCCTCAACCAGTGATCCATACAATAAAACAGGGTCAAAGTTATCACCCAACCAAGTTGTACTCGCAGTCACAATAGACTCGGGGTAATAAAAGTAGTGCAACTCAGCTACATAAGTAGCATCCGGTGTTGGCCCCAAAATAAAAGTCAGCTCATTGGGATCAATCGACTGCGATCCAAACAAAGCATAGTGTTTTGGAAAACCCGTGTCTGTTGGAGTTGGATATGCTTGACGAATATAGTTGACATCTTTGTTAAGCAAAAACTCATAAGCGCCAGCAGTATCTACTATGGCCAAAGAGAACACAGACAAAAAATCATTAGGGCATGCCAAATACTTGTTGTTTGCAGTGGCTGTACCCGTGACATTACGGCGCAATGATGGAAATTGAACTGTGTTGTAAATGCGTTTTTCCGCCTGTTGAATAAAGCGGTTAATCTGCTCGGTCGTTGTTTCCGTAGAACCATCGGCCAAAGTTATATCCGGAAAGTTATTTTCCGTATAAGACTCAATCGCAGCAACAAGTTCAGCGTAGTTCATGTTTTAAACCTTACGCCATTGGGCCTCTAGCTGTAATGCCCTTGGTGGCCGCTCCGTTGCCACGGGTCACAATGCCATCCGACTTTGGCTCTTTGTAAGGCTTGGAGCGAATGTTGCCAATAGACATACATATGTCTTCTGTCGTATACCGGCTTCCGCCATCGTATCCGCTGTTTTTAATGTCAACGCCTGCCTTTGAGTTGGTGTGCGGTTCTGCATAAACCTTTGCACTACCGACCTCTTTGCCCTTGACCTTTTGAGTAAACTTTGCCATATCAAACCCCTTATGTGACTGCTACCGTTACTGTACCAAGTTCTATGCCTAAAACCAAGTTATTTGGTGTTAGTAGGGCGTCAAAACCGCTTGATCCACCCACGGGATTGTAGCCCCATTGAAAAATTCTGCTACCGCCCTCTGGGTAGCCAAACGCATCTGGATCAACGCTGTTGGTTTGCGTAATCTGTAAACCGCTCTGTCCTGACACTGTAAAACTAACATCTGGCCGGGGATCTCTCACGGCCTGCGGATCGTTGACAGGATACATGCCCAGTTGAAGCTGCGGATGATCCGGGTCGTAACAAGCGGGACAAACCTTGACCTTAAAAGGCTTGGTTTTAACCGTTTGAATCCGTAGCTCTTTGAGTTTGTAACGCTGAGAGCAGCGATCACACTCTGCAATTGCGTACTTGCCGGATGCAAAACGATTAGGCATAGCTCATGTTTCTCGGTACAAATCTCAACGGTGAAGTGTCTCTATCTTCAGACTGCGCCAAGTCCCACTGTTGTTCGTATTCGGCTTTTAATCCGCCAACTCTACCAGGATCTACATTGGGTAATTTCATGCTGAGTAAATACGCCAAACCAGCTACCATGCAGGGAATAAACCGAAACGGAATATCTTGCACCGTTACGCCAGAGCCAGCGTCTTGGATGCGGCGCATGCGATAGTACACAAACATGTACTGATCTCCAGGCGCATTAGGGGTTGGCCATACATTAATAGCGGGTAAATTCTGGACTGAAATGGCATCACCGCTTGTGTGGGCTGCTGCCGTGGTGTAGTTCTGTCCACGAGCACAGTTAAGCAGTTGATTTGTTACTGGATTAACGTTGGGGTAGCTGATTGTCTCAGTACCAATTTTGATAAATCCAGCCGTTGCAAGAGCGGAAACATTAGACACCGTGATGGTTGTAGCCGTTGCGCTGATTGTGGCGGCTAGTGTAACAGCTGTTACGTTTTCTTGACCTGACTGGCGGTTGAACCAAACCTGGATGGGTCTACCTTGTGCCAATTTATTGGGCACACTCATATAAGTAGACTCCGATATGCCGCTGATGTTGATATCGGTTTGATTGGTTGTGCTGTTGTTTTGCCGAATTACCATATCCAAAAGATTGATGGTGTCTGTTGGCATCGGATAAATAGCTTGTCCAGTGACCATGGGAATCTGGCCTTGCTCTACGGTCCAAAAGTTAAGACCACGGTTGGCCCACTCAATTGTCAGCAAGTTTAATGAACGCCGAGCCGTGCGAAAGTTGTATCCCGTCCGGAGTTCCTGGCCGCAACGCTCAAACGCCTCTTCAATGAGGTCATTCATGTCCAGATTAAATGCTGTTGTACCAGTAGTTTTTGCCATTATCTAAACCCTGCTGTTTTCTTTGCAATCTTTTTTGGCTGCGCTACAAATTGTTTTCCGGCGGCTTTGCCTGCCCGCTTGGCTTTGGTTGTCGCAGCGTACTCAGAAGAGCTGAGACTTTTGATCGCAGCTTTTGGAAGGTATCGCTCACCCGTTTCAGAAGATTTTTTACCACTTTTGGTTGTCCAATCTTGTTTGCCCCAGTCTTTGAGAGACTGTTGCGGTTTAGCCAATCCACCCCCGGCCATTTTCTTACCCGCGCAATGTGCCTTCTCCGAAAAACCTTTTGGGTTATCGCAGTCTATAGACTTCTTGCGCTTGTCAGACCACTTAGTCACGATATCCACCGCCTGCGGCTTTATAACGTTTAGCCATGACTTGCGCTTTTCTCGCGCTCCATTGCCCTGCTCCAGTACCTACGATCGCAGCAGCTTTGACGCTGTTGAAAATCCGTTTACGCAACTCAGGCTTGGTGTAGTTACCCGCCTCATTTACTTTGGACTTGACTTTGCCGCCCTCTTTGTACTGGGTAAAGTCAGTATCGTCCCGTCGGGCTTTCTTGACACCCTTGGGTATTTTAGAGGGGGCGATATCCCCCATGCCGCGACTAGACATCATGTCAGATCATCCTGCCTTTGGTTTTGCCGCGCTCGGCAATTCCGTCTGCACGGCGGGAAGCCGAAACTGCACCGCCTTTGGCATAACCTTTTTGTCCTCGGACACCATCTCGGGGGTCGTCAGACGGCGGAGTTTTGCTTGCAGCGTTATACGCCTTAGTCGCAGCATCTTGTGCCCTGCGGTCTTCTTGCTCTTTACGAGCACGTTGCTCTGCTTCGCTCATAATAACTCCTTAGCAGGCTTTGCCGCCCTTAGACATCATCATGCCTTTGGTCTTGCCTTTGATTGCAATACCATCAGCGCGTTTAGAAGCTGAACCGCCAGAGGACATCATCTTGGCCATGCCGCCCATGTTCAGTTTGGTCATTGACTCACCTTTGTGCAAACGGCCTTCGTGTTTGTTCACGGCTTTTTGCATCATGCCTTTGTCCATTTTTACGTCTTTATGGGCCATGCCGCCCTTGGCCATCTTTTTCATGTCCGAATCTTTCATCATCTTACCGTCTGGCATTTTGTGCATACCACCAGAGGCCATCATTTTGGACATGCCCCCATTTTTTAAAAACGCTGGCACTTCTTTGCCGTCTTTCATTTTCATAGGCATGGCACCACCAGCGGCCATCATTTTTGATTTCATCATTTCTCT